TTATTGACCGCTTACTAGAACTTGACCACCTGTGGTCACATACTTAGTCACAATGTTACCGATGGTCTTTCCAACCATAGCCTGAGACTGAGTTGTGTCGGTCTTGACATTTATGTTAATTGTCGTTCCTGCCGCTGCTCCAGTTGCGGCTAGGCCCTTCAAGTTTAGGAGCTCTTTCTCAAAGCCAGAAACTCTACTAGCAGCATCCGTGCCTAGAGCGCTACCTGCACCGACATTCTTTATGTATCTGTTGCCAGCTTCAATTCTTGCTTGCAAGTAGGCGACTGCACCCGCAACATCTGAGAGTTCGTCAATGACGATTCCAGAACTGTTTTTGATGTCTTTGATTGCGATGCTTTCGGTTACTGTTGCACCCTCGACAGCCGTTCCTGAACCTGGTGCTGTGATAGCGGCCTTGATGTCACCTGTGCCAGCAGCCAGCAGAGCTTGTAGGTTTGCTAGAACACCCTTGATAGTGTTGCCAAGTCCAGCAAACTTCTTATCAAATTGGTCCAGGTCTAGTAGGAACTGAGTCTTGATGTCGCTGATCTGTGTTTGGAAAGCAAAGGCAGCATCAGCTAGTGAGGTAAGCAGACTCTTGTTTTGTGCTTCTAGTGCGTCATTTAGCTCAGCCTGTATTGCAACTGACTGCTCTTTCATTGCAGCAGTAGCAAGACCAAACTTGTCATAGATGGTCATTGCAAGTGAGTCTGCACCTGTTTCAGAAACGCTTTCAAGCTCACTAAAGAGGTCTCTTAGTTCTGATTGAGTTTCAGGTGATGCCTCTAGGATTGCTCCTGCAAGGGCGTTGCCCGTCTCTGTGCCAGTCTCTAACACCTGTTCAATAAAGGTTTGCTTGAACCCTAGCCCAGCTAGTTCTGAGGCGTTAGCAATCAGGGTCTTGCTTTCACTTATTCGGTCACGCAATCCGTTGATGATGTCAGTTACGGACTTGTAAGCGGTCTTTTCAGTTTCCTTGGTGACTGAGACTGTTAGGTTTTGAGTCAGCTTCTTGACCTGAGTGGTTAGCTCACGAGTTGTCTCGCCAGTAAATAGGCTATTCAAACTTAGCTTGGTTGCATTTCTAAAAGCGTCTGTGACTCGCTTTTGAGATTCAATGACCAAGGAAGCCTGACGGTTTGCTGCATCAGTATTAAGTTGCAGGACTCGCTCATTGTTAGCTCTGTTGATCTCAAAGACTGCTCTGCCGTAGTCACGCTCGGCTCGCGCGATAGATGCCTGAGCCTTTTTGATGACAGCTTGAACCTTTGCGAACCGCTGTGCTGTTGTTTCTGTTGCGGCGCTGGGTGTTGTAGGAGCTGTATAAGGGACATCTTTGACAATCTTTGCGGCAGCTTCTCCGCGAGCAATCCAAGAGTTTGCCCAAGCATCCCAAGACTTCTTCTGGTTTACAGGGCCAGCGAGATTGTTGAATCTGTTTAGCTCACCTGCTGCCTCATTAGCAATTCCCTTGATTTTGCGAAGCTGTCCCTCAAGCTCTGCTTGCTTTTTTAGATACTTGTCAGTTGGAATTAGTCCATCCTGATAGGCAGCCTTTAGCCTGTCAAGCTCGTCAACCAGTTGCTCGGTGGTGTATTTCGTAGTGTCAAACTCAGCATTTGTCTTTTCAGCGGTTGCCATTACGACAGCCATGCCACCTGCGAGGGCAATCAAAGCGGTAGCTGCAAGGATGTAGGGGTTGGCTGCAACCACAGCATTGAACAATGTCTGCACACCAATAGCGGTCTTTATCACAGCAATTAGAGAGCCAACACTGATAATGATGCCACCGATAATCTGAGAGAACCTGACAATCGAATCTAGGTTCTCAACGATGTTCTTGATGAAGTCACCCATGTCAGATGCGATTTGCTCAAAGTCAACCTGTGCAACAGCGTCTTTTAGTTCTTTGCCAATGACAGGGATTAGAAGCTTTGCCTCTCCTAGCAAAGTCTCCATCGCTGGGATCATTGCCGTTCCAATTTCAGCTTGCAAGTTTTGGAACTCAGCCTGAACAGTCTTTAAGGCGTTTCCAAAGGTGTCCTGGTACTTTACAAAGTCACCCTGAGCCACGCCTAGGTCATCAAGGATTAGGGCATTAGCGGCAAGAACCTTTTGCTGAGGGGTGAGAGCAGATTTGGTGTTGCTAATAATCTGCAACTCCATAGCCTTAGCCTTTAGGGTTGCCTCATTCATCAAGATACCAAAGCGGCTTAGAGGCTCACCCTGACCTTGTAGTCCTGAACGGATTGCAGCTAGGGTGTCCTCAACAGGCACATCATTGAACGATGCAAGATCACCAGCAGCTTTCACCAGCTCAACTGAGAAGGTTGCAGCCTCTTCTCCTGAAAGCCCAGCGGCGCTTGCAAAGACACCAAAGCTCTTGGCTGCTTGCAGGGCTGCGGTTTCTGATAGTCCTACTGAGTAGCTTGCACCTTTAGCAAAAGCTTGAACTGCCCTAGCCGACTCGTCAAAGACCTGGTTGACACCTTCAAACTCTGCGGACAAAGCGGATGCAGCGAAGATGGCGTCTTTGCTGAAGTTGGTGATTGCTGCAACTGATAGCGCACCACCGAGGATTGCACCTACTTTTGCAACTCCTGAGCCAAGTCCATCAAAAGCCTTCTCAGCTTGCTTTAATCCCTTGTTGTCAAAGACTGACTTGATGACTACATTTACTGACATTTAGAATCCTTTGCTGGCTCTGATGGCCCATTTGTCAACGACAAACTGAACATCCTTGGAAAGTTTAGGCAGGTCTTTCTGAACTGATTTCCATGCCATACGAGAGGGCTGGTTTGCCAGCTTTTTGTTCAGGTTGGTAATAAATGCGTTTCCACCGCTTCTGGTTGCTCGGCGCTGAAAAGAAACCGACTGACTGCCATCAGCATAAGTTCTGACAATAGGCTTTGACATTCCAGAGCCTTTGTATCCGCTGCCAACATAATTACGAGAGCGACCTGCCATGTCAGCAACAGAGGTTGCGGCTGAGTTGACTCGGATGCCTAACAGGGTAGAGTTCAGGGACTTGCCACCTGCCTGGGTGCGAAATCGAACAGTTGTTGATTTAGCGCCACCAAATCCCTTCTTGGTCTTGCCCCATTGAAGCGTTGCGTTGCGACCTCTGCCAGCGGGATCTAAACCACTAAGCGGTGCGCTAGAGGGAATTGCAGTTTGAATTGCTTTCTCTGGAGCTTTACCAATGGTTTTGACTTCACGCATAAACTCTGTTCTGAGCTTAGGTTCAATCTCTCTCAGCTTCTTCTGAAGTGCGCGGATTTCCTGAACTGTGAAGTCACCGCCATTGCGCGATTTCATTAGTAGCTGGAGCATCGTTCACCTCTTCGATAAGTCTACCAAAAGGAAAACCACCCCTTGCGAGGTGGCTTACCTTTGTTGTGCTCGCCAAATTAGATAGCGAGTCATTGTGAATCTCATTCGCTCAGACTCTTGCATCAAAACACTTGGTGCAATACCTGTCTCAACGGCTAGAGCGGCAATCTCCCAATGCTGGGAGCTGTCACCTAGCCCTTCGATTTTGGGGTGTCTACTGCCCCAACGCCGTCAACAGTTTGAGTCCATGCGTCAAAGTCGAGATCAGTCTGCTTTGCCCTGCTCAATGATGCGTGAGCTAGAAACAGCAGGTGAGTGAGTCTCATGTCCTTTGCAGCATTGCTGATTGCGATGTTGAACTTATCTTCAAACTTCACAATGTCAGGTGCAGAGCAGATGACCTCTACCTTGTCACCAGAGTTGTATTCAATCTCTAGTTGGATTTTCATTTGTATTCCCCTTTTTTAGTTTGTTACGCGGTGGCGCGAGTTACTTCACCGCTGATAGGCCAAGTCAAGTTCTGGGTGGCTAGATCGCCCACAGATCCTGAGATTGGAGTTAAGTTGTTGCATAGGGCTGTGAAGCTAAAGCTCGGATTCCCAGCAGCAGGGGCAGTTCCGTTTGGTAGAACAACAACGGTTGCCAAGGTGTTGAGTAGAGGCCATAGAGCACCGTCAAGCGCACCAGCAGCAAAGTCGTTGTGGAACGACAGAGTTACTGAGCCAGACTTTAGGCCACCAGTTACGGTTCTCCAGCCAGTTGAGCTGAAAGCGGTGGTATCAACTTCGTCAGAGGTCACAGCGATCTCTACCTGGTTGACATTTGAGGAGTAGTCAACAGAGTTGATCTTGACTACTGCGTTAGTAAGAACTAACTTTGCCATGTTTTATTTCTCCTTGTTAGCTTGCAAGCACTCGGACCTGGAACTCAGCACCGAGATAGGTGATGTCATTTACTAGGACAGGGCCATAGCTAGACATTTCAGTCACTACACAATCAAAGGCCTTGTTGTTTAGTGTCCTATCTGATTCTACACCCAGCAAGACAGATGAGCTGCCTGTGCTTGAGCAGTATGCATCAAGACTTCTTTGTGCCGTTCTCTCATCAACGCGACCAACAATGAGCTGAACAACAAAGTTATACTCTGCCATTCCGTTTCTCATGTCTAGGTGATACTGAGCGCGGTCAAACTGCACCACCGCAATCGGTGGGCTTGGATTGTCGGGAATAAACTCTGAGGTTCTAAGACCTGGGATGGTTGCAAGATTAGTTGCAATGGCTGTGCGTAGCTCTGAGATGCTTGCCACTATGCCATCCTGATTTTGCGTAGGCTGTCAACCAACTGAGCGACATCAGGGTCAAGCCTTGAACCGACTCTCATAGAGCCAAGCTCACCAGAGATAATTCCTAGCGGCGAGTCAAGGCGCTTGAATATGCGTGATGCCTGAATCACAGTTGCCTGAGTTACCTGAATTGGAGTAGTTGCCCAGCCCCAAACACCAGTTACCTTGACAGTCGCTTCACCCTCTAGGGTTTGGTAAACATAGTCACCGATAGCGCGGATGTTTGTGTAAGGCTGCTCAAAGCCGTCTGTGATTCCGTTTAGCGGCTCTAATTGGTAGTCATCAGATGCCCAAGTGGTGTCATACATCTGCTCATCATCATTCATACTCTCAAGCTTTACGATTGAGATGAGGTCGTCAATCAGCACATTTAGAGAGTTAGATGGCGCGTAGTAGCGCACAGCAGTCCCAGCATTGTAAAAGTTGCGGTTGGTGTATTGGTCAATGGCGCGTGAGGCAGACTCAATCGCCATCTCCAGCAGACTATCATCTACGGAATCTGTAATTCTTAACGCGCTTTTAACTTGCGCTAAAGTTGCGTAGCCTCTAGTAATTGCCATGTGTCTAGTTTACATCAAACGGTTGCGCCAAGTGGTTGGCACTTTGTCTGAGTCAATCTCAATCGGCAGATGGTAGTCAAAGTCTCTTGGCCCTTGTTCACTAATCCATTCAACTAACTCAGTTAGCCCTTGGTCTAGGGTTGTCTTGGTTTCATAGCCCAGCAACTCTCTAGCCTTTTCTGCCGAGCAGCTTGCCAGCTTTACCTCTTGAGGTCTGCCAGTTGTATAAATAGGGTCTAGGTCAAATCCGATTATCTCTGCAAGCTTCTGTGCAAGCTCGTTGATGGTGATGGTCTCCTCATCAGGGCCAATGTTGATCACCTGGCTAACAGCGACATCCTGAGTGCAAGCAACAAAGGTTGGCTCGACCACATCGCTGACAAAGCTAAAGCAGCGCTGCTGTCTGCCGTCACCGTAGATGATTGGTTGCTTACCCTGCAACATTCGGTTGGTCATAATCGAAGCGACATTGCGGAAAGGGTCATCAAACTTTTGGCGTGGCCCAATGATGTTGTGTGGCACAAGGATTGCCCACTCAAGATTATGAGTTTGGCAAATGTTTTTGACCAGCTCTTCAGAGGCTACCTTGGCGATGCCGTAGGGGTCTTGAGGCTTAGGTGTGTAGTCTTCGCGGAAAGGGGTCTCCTGTGCCCCATAGCGAGCCATTGAGGACAGATAGACAAACCGCTTGACCTTGCCATTTACAGCCGCGACAAGGGCGTTGGTGGTCGCTTGAGTGGTGTTGCTGACTACGAGTGACGGGCTGAATACAGACAAGCCCTCATAAGCGGTGCAAGCAGCGTGAATGAATAGGTCAGCGCCCTCGGTCATTTCCTCTAAAAAGTCGAGATCACGCACAAGGTCTAGCTCTGCGAACATAATGCCGTCTGGCACATTCTCTAAGTAGCCGCCGAGCAGGTTGTCTATTCCGACAACTTTCCAGCCCTCTGCCAAAAAGCGGTCAGCTAGGTGAGAGCCTAAGAATCCCGCGACTCCTGTGATTACTACTTTTGCCATGCGTTATCTCTGATCCTTTGCAGGTTCCAGCGACCTTCAGAAAAGTCCTGAGTGTTTATCTTGTTGTGATAATAGTCTGAATTTGAGCCATAAGATTTTGCATTGCCTCTGGAATACACCTCTCCCGCATTTATTGTGCTTGCGTTATCATGGTGAACATCAACTGAGGCTTTGTAAACCTCAAAGCCAGCGTTAATGACTCGGCGCTCATAGTCATTATCTTCAAAATAAATCGGATAGATAGACTCATCAAACAAACCAACATTTTGCACCAATT